GAAGGGGAAACTTGAGTAGACAATGTATTTAAAGTATCTGCTATTTGATACATATAGGCAACATCAAGTGGTTGACCACGATTTGGGAGAGGTATTCTAGCCATAGTTATTCCATTATACCATTAAAGGGTTTGTTCACTACTAATTAGATATGTAGCAGCATCAAAAGCCTGTTTAACTTGTGTAATCTTTTGTACTCTAAACTTCATATGTGTTGGCCCTGTAGATGGATATGTCATAGAGTATTGAGTACCCTGCGAAACTCCAACCCATGTCCAATTTCCGTATGTTCCACCTGTTTTCCACTGAACGTAAATATCAAAATTTTTTATTGACGCTTGTTTTTCTTGTAATATTTTTTCTTCATTGGTTGGATTAGTTATTAAAAGTGCGGGCATAGTCCAAGAAATTCCTGCAAGATGTGCTATATCATTTATAATAACATTATGAGGAATACTCGTTCCTGCAATATCTTCAATGTCAAAACCAACTTCTTCAAAGGTACTAGTTTCTCCAACTTTATAAATTGGTGACCAGTGTGAGGTTCTGTTTTTATCTTCTGACACAACTCTGTATCTTATTTGATAAGACAAACTATCGTTATCTCCTATATAATCAGGAAGATCTTTTTTAAGAATTGTTATTTTTTTAATATTACTATCAACCATTACTCAACATCCACACTAAATCTAAACTCTATGTAGTTGCTAGTATTAGGACTTTTAATTATAGGTAAAGAATCAGCATTTCTTATTACTGAATATCCAGTCAAGCCGTATGCTGGATTTAAATTATTTTTGTTTTCTATTCTCAAAGCATCTATTGCTACATAATAAGAATCATCTACAGTATTAGCAGTTGATGCACCAGTAAGAACCTGAGCATAAACTTTAATTGTATCAACAGATTTCCAAGGAAAACCCTGAGTTATGTTTATATCTTTAAGTTCTTTATTTACAACAAAATATCTGTTTACATCAAAATCAAAAGCAGAATTATCGTTAACATGATCAACCCTTGCTTCCATTCTTGCATAAGCACTAGGAACAGTTGAAGCCAAAAACTCTACTAAAATTCTTACTGCAATTTTTGAAGTGTCAATATCTGCATCATTTCCATCTTTATTTAATACACTAAACGCTAACCTAAGTTCATCAGATGTAGAATATTTAGATAAGTCTATTGATGTGCCAGACAATTGAATAAAGTTGCCCGCTCCAACAAGAGATCCTGCTGAGCCAGTAAAAGTTGAGGAGTCTCCTCTCATAACAACCATGTTGTTTAAAAATCTTGATCTTTCATTTCTAAGATATCGAGAGTCATTTAAAAATATAGGATTGTCAGCGTTTGTTTGAAAAATATCTAATTCTAGGGATTGGCTGTTTATAGTAAAAAAATCTTTTATTATATTTAAAATCAAAGGATCGTCTAGTGGCTCTGCAACAAAGTTTAGTGTAGTAGACCCATTAACTTTCCAATTTTCAAATTGAGTAAAAGATAGCAACGATTTGCTATTTGATGATCCAGTTATAGGATTAAAGCCTGCAGAGTAAAGGCCAACCTCTGTTATTTCATATCTTTCTTCTGTTGGTAATTCTGCAGTAAGAACAATTTTTGATATACCGTCTTCATTTACTATGCCCTTTGATGAAACTGGAACTCTCAACATTTCAAAATCTAGTTCAGTCTTAGATGAATAATCTGGTAATGTACCACTTACGTATGGTTCCAATGGTCGTGCTCCACATCCAACTGCTATGTAAGAGCCATAAGAAGGAATTTGTCCAAGCAAATATTTAGATATTATGCTTTTGCCTTTATCGGTAATCATTAAAATCTCCTAAGTTATATTGTATCATAATACCCAGTTCCTGAAATTAAGATATTTATCTCTACCTGTTCATCACTTTCCATGTTTACTAATTCTATAACTAAATTTTCATTAGAAGGATCTATGTATATGTTTTCTCCATTTGGTCCATTACCAACATTAGGTACTTTTTTACCTAAATCAATTGTAAAGTTTTTAAAATACTCATAAGAAGTTCCAGACACAGGAGCCATAGTATATGAGTTATAGTTTTGTAAGATTTTGTTATTATTTTGAATTCCTTCATGCAAAAGAGTGGATCCAAAAACAGTATCATTTCTATCAATATTAATAATTTCTTGACTACCAATTTCTTCAAATATAATGTTAGACATTATGTCTATTGATACTTCTTGATCTCCAACAATTATATATTGTGGATCTGCAACCTTAACTAATGAATTATTATTTTTAGAATCATAAATTACCTGTGGTGTATTAGGGGTTGCGTCACTCATCTGAAACCTCATAACAAAATATCTTCATTGTTGGGCCAATTGAAGATCTTGAATATGTAATATTATATACAACAAACCTTTTATCTTCTGCTGCTATAACACTTTCGTCATTTAAATCTTTATAATATATACTTATCAAATCTCCCAATTGAATTATTGGTGTAGCAAAAATATCTAGACTAATTGCACTCTTAGGATCTATTGTTTTGTCAACAATCCAGCCAAGCAAAGACTCTGCTTCATCACGTGATTGCACGTAGGGAACATCAATAGTAAATTCTTTTGTTCCATACTTTGATTTACTATTTTTTAATTTATCATATTTATTTTTTGAGATTACATTTGATTGTATAGTTGCATCATCTAAGTATTGCGTTTTAATATTATTTGAATTTTCTTTATAATAGTCATCCACAGTTAATGTGTTGTTAGTTGATTGAGTAAAGGCAACTCCCTGAATTCTTAAATAGTTTCCAGATGTTTCATCTAAAGACAAAGCCGTATCAGTAGCATTAAAAATTAAAAACTCTGCTCCATAGGCGTCTGGCACAAATCCTGAAACAGTATATCCCTTAATTTGATTAAAGGTTGGAGATATTCTTGAATATAATGCTGGATATGCTTTATCAAATTTAACATTAAAATATGCACACTCTCTCATTATTGATCCAAATTCATCAAAATAAAAATTGTAAGATGGTGGCTCTGCTGGACTAATTCCAGATAGATGTGTAGACTGAACTACTGAACTAAGAGCATGTTTTCTAAATGCTTCATTAGAGGTTAACTCTTGATTGTCAAATATTTTATTAAAAGGGACATCTAAACTCTCTTCCATATTTTTTGCATAGTTACTACCAAGTGCAAAAATGTTTTCAAACATAACCTTTGATGTTCCTCTAGTAAAAATACACATATTGTTATAGATTGGAAGTGGGCTTGCGTCATCTACGATAGCAACTATGTTATTATTTATATACAAATAAAATTTTCTTGTTTGGTTTATATCTAAATATTCAACTGCTATATCGTATACTGTTGGATTTTCTTCACCTGTCATTCTATATTGACCAGTAAAGTTACCGTCGTCAACTAAAATATTTGTTGAACCAGACCAAAGTTTTACTGGCACCCCAAGGTTTCCTTCGCTATCTTTTCCTACTTTATAAAACAATAAATTGGCAATATTAGATCCATTACTATATTTTTCTATATTGTTTTCTGTTAATGCAACTATTTCAAAATAATATCCAACGTTGGTTGATGGATTAACCATAATTCCTAACCCGCCAGAACCACCACCAATACTGATATTTTGAGATGGCTCACTTCCTGGAGATACGTAATATGTCATACTTCCTACAGGTGATTGACCTCGAACTTCATTGTTTTCAATATTACCGATTATCCTTAGTCTAGTTCCAAAATGTTTAAACTTGTTGTTTAATGGCTTATACACATAGTTAATGTAATCAATAGGTTTCTGTTCAAAAGTAAATGAAGGGCCAGTCATAACTAAAGCAGAAGACTGAACACTGCCAGACTTGTTATTTATTGAATTCTTATTATCATATTCTGAAACATAAGAACTTGACAAAAAGTTTTTAATCTTACTTGTTCTTGTAGTTTGTTTTGCTATATTATTACTTATTCCAGCAGGGCCAACAACAACAGTTTTATCTAAATCTTTATCTGAAAACAAGTACTCAGAATACATATTGCATCCTCTAATATTATCGTTATTAACCCAATATGGATCTAATCCTGCATAATGATTAGTTATTTCTGTACCAAATTGTGCTCTTCCATTTTTAATAACATTGCCATTTTTTAAAATCTTAATTCCATTTTTTTCTACATAGTCTAGTTCTGTATAAATTCTTATTAATCCAGTTGGATACATTTTTCCATTAAATGGAAGTTGTGAAAAATAATTTTCATAATCTTGAACGTTTGTTATCCATAGATTACCAAATCCTGAAACATTATATTCAACAGCATCGTATCTTATAACTTCTCCGTTTGAATAAAAATAACCATTATAGTTTCCTAACCAATATACATTTTCTCCAAGATCTATTGTGTTATTAATTAAAGTATTGTTTTCAATTACTGGAGCAATATCATTTAATGAAGACGCAAGTGGTATTGCTGAAAGAATATAAGAAGACATAGTGCTTGCTGATTCATTAACAGTTTTAGTATTATTTTTTCCAGACACTTCCCACAAAAGTGTTGGCTTGTATACCCAAGTTTTTTCTTTATCTAAAAGAGTTGCTTGCTTTATTGATCCTAAAGTTTTTTGAATGTATCTAGTTGTATAGTTAATGTTTCCTGAATTTAAAACTTTTGTATCTACAAGAGATGCATTAATTATACTTTCTTTTTTATTAACAAGGACATTGTTTGAACCGTAAAGAACCATATCTACTGATCTATCATTTATTTTTGGAACAGTATAATTTTTACTCATTACGACTAAATCATTTTCTTCATTAAAAAACATTGCAGACTGAGAAGATACTGCTAAATCATTTAAAACCTGTGCAATATTTTTTTCTTCATTACAAAAAAAGAAAGGAATAATAAGTTCTTGTTCATTTTCAATTTTTTTAAATATGTAATTAGAGAAACCAGCGTAGTCTAATAATGTTGAAACTACAAAACTTAAAGACACATTTGTTAAAAATAAACTAGGAGCATTTATCTGCTCTAGATAAAAATATAAATCTCTTAACTCTATAGAGGTTTTACCATTCTTTACATCTGTTTGCGGTATGGAATCTGAGTATAGTTTTTTTAACGGTATGTGCTCATAAATATTATTAATAGTCTCTACACTTTCATAAAAACTAAATTTAACATTATTATTTAAATAGTTATGAACAATGCTATTTGTATTGTTTTTATTAAAAGACATATCTGGATCAATTAATTCTAGGTTGCCAGTAGATGCCAAAAGTTGTCCTACTGGTAGTCCGTTTGTGCTTAAATCAGATATTGATTTATTTATTGTATAGGTAGTGACATTATCTGTTATGTCTACCAACAATCTAGGAGACAACTCAATTAAATCAAAGACACTGTCAAACTTATTCATTGTGCTTACTACAACTCTTATTCCATTTATATATTGAAATTCTTTATAAGATATGCTATTTGTATTAGCATTGTTATAGGATATTACGTTTACTAGTTCTGTTACCGTGGAAGTTTTATCTATTTCTTTTTCTAGTAAGCCCCACCCATATTCTGGAATAAACAAGTCATAGTCAAATCCATTATAAATATGAAGAGTTCCAAGTTGATTATTATTATTAACTAAATAAGCATGTCCATATGAAGATGTTGTTGGCAACAGTGCTGTAGATGAAATAGTTTCAATTAAAGAAAAGGTATCAATATATTTTAATGGAGTGAGTAGTCCGTATTTTAATTCAACGTGCCCATCAGATTTAATAATATTACTGCCATCTGATCTTGTAGAAGTTTCATCAAAATTAATTATATCCGTCCAAATATTATTATTAAGTATCTGAACCTTCCAAGTACTTGGAGTTGTCTGATTGCTGTATCCATAAAATGGATCACTTATACTTTCAGACACTGTTGAAAATGGACCTAAATCAATTTCTCCAATATTTGTTTGCATCTTAATAACAATTCTATTAACTGGAATACTATCTTTATACACCACAAACGGCGATGCATCATCTATATAATTTTTATTGTTTGAAATATTTTTAGCAATACCTCTTTCAATGTTGTCTTCTGTTCTATAAGAACTCCAATATTTAAAATAATCTCTTTTATCTGACATATAATATCTTGGTCTATTGGCCAAATAAGAATTTGAATTATGAAAATATTTATTATTGAAGTATTGTATTTTATTTATTCCAGATCTTGGTCTAAATTTATTAAAACAATCCTCTAAAGAAAATAACTGCCCTTCTTTTTCTTTAATAGATGTAAAAAGTTGCGGTTCGTCTGAATCGTCGTATCC